GGCCGCTTCTTGTCCCAGACTGGCTTTTCTTTAGACGGCATAAGGGTTTCCCTTCTCGCGCTTGTATTGCTTGGGCTCGTCACGGTCACGAGCTTGCGGCAGTTCGAACCATCCGTCGTTCTTCAGGTAGATGATCGCCTGAGTGAACGTGTCCACGTAGTCGTCATGGTCGGCCACCGGGAATTTGCTGAGCTGCTTCATGAAGGGCTGCGCCCAACTCACAGCGTGCCCACGGTTTTTCCCGCTCTCCGGCACCCACAACAACCCCAGCTCCAAGGTCGGCGCGGCTTGATGCGCGCGGCTGACCTTGTCCGCCATGCCCGGATTATACCCGACCGCAGGCACTTTCGCTAGGCGCAAATCTTGCAGCAGGGACTGCCCGCTGGCCTTGGCTTCGACGAGGATGCGATCTGGCTTGCGCGCGCGCCTGATGCCGTCCTTGACCGTCGTGCCGCCGTACTCTGTGCCCCAGTCCTTGATCGCCCGGTTGCGCAGGTCAGGGTAAGACAGATGCTCATCCCACGCATCGATGAGCATGGCGTTGCGTTCATTATTGTGCGTGAAGATCGCCCAGACCGAGCAGGCCGTGGGGTCGCCCGATGTCTTCTCGGTGAAGGCGCAGTCGTAGGACTGCAGGATGTATTCGAACTGCGGCAGCCCCTTGTCGGCTGGCCAGAGCTGGAAGCAGTCCGTCTTCAGGATGCCGCCGCCGATCGGGGTCGGGTCTTGCTGCAGCTGGCCAGCCGTCCCGTACTCGCCGAGCAGCTGCTTGAGGGTTGTGATCTCTTTCTCGCCGAAGCGTTCCGGGCATATCAGCTCGCCGATCTTCTTGCGTGGATCGTACGGGCCGAGAACCGTCTTACGAGACGCGCCATCCCACTCAGCCGGGATGCAGATGTGTTCCCACCCGCCGATGTCTTCGAGGATGTGGCCGCTGATGTCCTTTTCATGCAGGCGCTGCATGACGGTGACCATGGCGTCGGTCTTCGGGTTGTTCAGTCGGGTCGACCACACCTGATCGAACCACTCCAGCGCCGACTCCCGCATCGCTTCAGACTGAGCGTCCTGCGCGCCGTGCGGGTCGTCGAGGATCAGGCGCGAGCCGCCTTCACCCGTTGCCGTGCCGCCGACCGAGGTGGCGATGCGGTAGCCGGTCTGATCGTTCTCGAAGCGCTGCTTGGCGTTCTGGTCGCCTGCCAGCCTGAACATGTGGCCCCAGCGTTCCTGATACCACGGCGACTGCACGAGGCGCCGGGCTTTCAAGTTGTCGCGGATCGACAGGTTGCCCGAGTAGGACGCGCAGAGGAACTTCTGTGCCGGATCGGTGAGCCACTCCCACATGGGCCACATGACGCTGACGATCGTCGACTTGGAGTGACGGGGCGGGATGTTGACCAGCAGGCGGTGGATTTCGCCTGCGCTGACAGCCTCAAGATGCTCGCAGATCGCCTCGATGTGCCACGAGGGAATGAACGGGACGCCGGGCTCAACCACATGCCACGCTTGGCGAACGAACTCGTAAAGCGATGCTGACGCCGCCCTGCGCTCCTGCTCCTTGCGGATGAGGTCCAGCATGACCTCGGGGCTGAGCTGAGCGTTCATTGCTCTTTGGGTTGGGCCTGAGCTTTAGCCATGAGTTTGGCCATAGCCGCAAGTTCGGTGTCGGACAGGTTCTTGAGGTTCAAGGCCTGCGGCGTCATGGAGCCGTCGGAGGAGGTGAGGTCAACGTCCTGCTTCTCGCGCCAATCGCTCGGGAAGCGGTTTTTCATGTTGAAGATGTAGCTGGTCGCGTTGAAGCCGGGAACTGAGCCGAAGGTTGCCAGCTTGCCCTGACGCTCCCACCAGACCTGCGCGCGCTGCAGTCCGCGCTTTACGGCGCTGAAAAATTCAGGATGTTCGTCCATCCAGTTTGTAATTGTTGCCCTGTCAACATCACATGCTTCGGCCATTCCTGCGAGGGTTTCACCTTCTTCGCCTGCGGCTATGACGATGTCGCACATCGAGGGATCGTATTTCGTGGGCCGTCCGGCTGGCATGCTTCCCTCGCTCTGTCGTTCACGGTGCGGATTGGTTGGCGGCCATTATACGCTCACGTCTGACGAAAAGGAAGCCCGGCTGATTACCGCTTCACGGCGATGTATTCGAAGAGGCCGAAGCCAGCCCTGCGGCAGAAGAGCAGGCACAGCTTTTCGCTTTCCGCTTTGGCAGCCGCGTAGCGATGCAGGCCGCCGCAGCACTGCCCGACATGGTAAACGATGCGGTCGCCCTTCTGCGCCTCGCCCAGCGCGCGGTAGAGGGCATCCTGCTTGGTGTCGCCGGTGATGTAGATCGTGTTGCTCACTTGGTTTCGCGCTTCGATGAGTTGATGACTGCAATCAATCTGTCCCATGATTTTCCGTTTTGCGCCCTTGGCGCGTCAGTCATCGAAAACACATGCACGACTTGACCACCCCACTCTCGCCCGCTGTCTTCTGCGTACACATGGCCAGCCTCAATCATGTCTGCCAGTGCGTCTGACACATCTGAGATGTCAGCCCTCATTCTGTTCGCGATCACCTTTGCGGACAAATGCCCATACTTAGAAAGAAGGGCTGCGATCCTTATCTTGAGAACATTCCGAACGTCCATGTATCCATCCCCTTGGTAGATTAATAATAATATTACACATCTGGTGCCGCAAATCAAAGAGGAAATGATGTTTGCACATTACGCGCCAAGATACACAGGCGTGATAACTTCCAACCCATTGGCCTATAAGGCTTTTCTATAGATATTATATGTTTACACACATATATATACTTACTTATTTTACCCATAGACCCTCTATAGGCATCCCACTGTGGCACCCCATATGGGTATATCTATGCCTCTTACGACCAAATCCGTGTAAACATGGATAAATCAATAAAATCAAAAGCTTACGTGATAAAACACCGATAAAACAACGTGTATCATTGCGTAAACATGTTGGATGGCGCGCCCGAAAGCGCGCCCCATCACGCCACCACCCAAACATCTGGGATTTTCCCCTTCCAAGCCTTCTTGCCAGCCTCGCGACGGATCATGCCTGCGCTCACCATCTTGTTCAGGATCGGCTCAAGCGCCTCGGGCTTCATTCTCATGCGGTTTGCCAGCACCTTGGTCGATGCGCCCTTATCTGGGTCGATGTAGTTGATGACGCGGGCGGCGATTGCTTCTTCTGGGCGATCCTTGGAGTTGTCGTTGGCGAAGACCAGTTTGATCTTGGCGTCGAGTTCGGCGCGGACATATGCGAAGGCCCAGCGCACATGCTCGGCGGTTCTCTGGGCTGTTGGGATGGCCAGAATAAAGCTGATCTTAGCGACCAATTCATAGGCGCGTCGGATCATGGCGACGGATGCCTCGCCGGTGTTCTCGCCCATCTCCTCAGCGTAGGCGTGCAGCCACTTGGACACCTTGCGAAGCATATCGCTGGCATCATCGTCGGTTTTAACGGGTTCGCGGTCGCCGGAATATTCCACCCGCCCACCGCTGTTCATCACGTCAAAGTTGCCGCCGTGGAAAATCTGCGCCAGCCTCATGGCAAGGTTTTCTGGCATCGGGCGCTTGCGAAAGTTCTCTCGTTCTTCTGGGTTGTTATCTGTTTCGGCCACGATGATCGCGCGGCCCACGAAGCCCTGCGTTGCCGTCTCGCCGTCCATGATCTGATCGAAGGTGCCGGGCGTTGTGAAGCCGACCACGGAGAGGAACGGGCGATCAAGGCCTTCGTCCACCATCTTTAGCATACGCTGAGCGCGGGCGATTAGATCATCGCGGCCATCATCTTCGGCCTTGGCCAGCATCCCGCCAAACATCTTGCGAAGGTCGCGCTTGGTGTCACCCTGCAAAAGCATTCGGCTGTTGGCCTTTGAATAGCCCGACATGATCGCACCGAACACGCTTTCGAGATATGCCGCCCCACCGCGCTTCTGGGCATTGCGAACCTTGATGAGAAAAATGCCGATCTCGTCGATAATGTAATAAGCCGACTGATGTTCGATCAAGTTCCGCATAATTTCCTGCTCGGACTTGATGCCGCCTTGCAGCGCGTAATGCACGCCCGCCGCGATGTGCAGATCGGTCAGCGCTTGCATCACAGCTTCTTTCCCGGTGGCGCTGGCGGCCACGCAAAAGGCCAACATGTTGGCTGTGACGCCATCGCGCAGGTCTTCATGGCGAAGGCCGCCGATGTTGCCAATGGCAGAAATGGCAGATGCCACGGCCAAGCGACGGCGAGGATAGCGGCACTGACTGTCGATCCACGCGGCCACATCACCAACAAAGCCGGGCGGGGTGAGAAGGTCTAGGCCGTCAAGGGGAAAGGGTGGCGGGAAACGGTCGTTGCTTTCCGGGGCCTCTGGCGCGGGCGGTGCAAAATCTTCGGCGCTAAACTCGTCCTGTGAATAGGCTTGCGCGGCTTGAGGTGCCTGCCCGAACTTGGCGCCGTTATAGCCAGCCTCAAAGTCTGCGAAATCGTCGGCACTCATTTTTTACCTTCCATTTGATCTGCGGCCCACTTTACAAAGGCCGATTGTTCACTGGGCGACATGCGCCTCCAAAGCGCGCCGACAAGACGCTTGATCTGCCGAGAGGCAAACAGCGAGTGACCACCGCTCATGCCGCCCAGCCGATCAACAGCGGCAAGCGCATAGCATTCAAGCTCGGATGGGTTCGCAGTCTCGGCCCAAAACCTTGCGTCATCGCGGGCGGTGCCGTCAATAAGCGGCAGAAGTGGCAAGCCAGCCGCGCGGATGTTCAGCCAATCATAGGCGGCCCATGCAACAGCCTCGGGGTCTTGCTCAGCCAGCGTGTCAAGATAGACAACCGCCTGCGAGACGATGTGCGCCGGACGTGCAGCCCGAACAGGCGCGGGAAAGTCAGGATCGTGGGTCATGCGTCACGTGGCGAAAGATAATCCGACAAAGCCTCAATCGTTTTGAGCGTCGGGTTGGTGTTCTTACCGTCTCGAATGGCAGCCAAGGTGTTGCGGTGAACGCCCGTGGCGCGTGACACAACATCTAGCCGTCGATCAGAAAGTAAGCGCTTTATATGGTCGAGTGTCAGCAATTTGATCTCCCCTTGTTTGTGCATCATGCCCTATTGACATGCCATGATGCAGCGTGCATTGTCAATATGCGGGATTTGGAGCGTGACCCGCCACGCACGGCACAAGGTGCCAAACATGAAAGGAACGATCCATGTCAATCATGGAGTTAGCACGCAAGCCGGTTGACCGGCCTGTCATCGTGACAGTTTGCGGCGATGCTGGGCGGGGCAAGACAAGCCTCGCAGCGGCATTCCCCAAGCCGATCTTCATCCGCGCAGAAGACGGGATGCAAGCTATCCCAGCCGACAAGCGCCCAGATGCGTTTCCGCTTCTGCAAAACGCCGCGCAGCTTTGGGAGCAAATCACAGCCGTGATCCACGAGCCGCACGATTACCAGACGCTGGTGATCGACAGCGTGACGGCGCTGGAGCGGCTGTTCGTGGCCGATGTTCTGGCGCAAGACCCGAAGGCCAAGAGCATCAACCAAGCCCTCGGCGGCTACGGCGCTGGCACGGCTGCGGTGTCTGCAATGCACCAGCGCGTCCGCAAAGGTGCTGGGCTGGCAAATGAAAAGCGCGGGATGCACGTTGTCTTCGTGGCGCACGCTGATGTGGAAACGCTGAAGCTGCCCGACGTTGACGATTACATGCGCTGGACCCTGCGCCTTCCGCCGAAGTCGCAGCCGCCCTACACCGACGACGTTGATGTTGTCGGGTTCCTGCGGCTTGTGACCTACACAAAGGGCGAGGACGGCGACCGCAAGAAGGCCATCAGCACGGGCGATCTGGAAATGGTCTGCCATGCCACGGCGGCCAACGTGTCCAAGAACCGCTACGGCATCACCGAGCCTTTGGATTACCACCTCGGGGAAAACCCGCTGGCAAAAGTCATCCCGTCGCTTGGCGGAGTAAAACTTAACACTGAAGAAGGAGCCGAATGATGGGCTTTTGGGATTTGAGCGACGGCGAAACAGCCGCAAATACTGGCACTGAATATGAGGTGCCTTCGGGCAACATGGACCCAATCCCGGCGGGGTCGTCGGTGCTGGCCATGATTGACGAATGCAAGTGGGAGATGAAGCCCACTGGCGAGGAGTTTATCTCGGCACGCTGGACTGTCCTTGCGCCCGAGGAATACAAGAACCGCAAGGTGTTCCACAAGCTGTGGGTCGTGGACATGGACCCCAGCTCAAAGGACGAGGCGTCCGGCCTGAAAAAGCGCGATAAAGCCCGCAAGATGCTGGCAGCCATTGACGCCAACGCAGGCGGTAAGCTGACTGCAAAGCCGGGCCGCCCGACCAACGATGATCTGCTGCACCTGACCAACAAGCCGATGGTCGCTACTATGATGATCTGGTCAATGCCGGACACGCGAAACGGCGGGATGATGCATGGCAACTGGGTGTCAGCGGTGGCATCCAAAGCGTCGAAGGACATTCACGTTGCCGAGGCCAAGCCACTGCCGACCAATAGTGCTCCTGCAGCAACTGGATCGCGTGATGACTTCGGAACTCAGCGAGGTGGCGGTTATGCCAAGCCCGGACTGGTTGACGATGAAATTCCGTTTGCTCCGGTCTGGTTGATCTAAGCCGGGACAAAGTTGCCAGCGCCACGAAGGTGGGAGTGGCCGATTACCCTGAGCATTCAGAGGCGCGGCGCTGGCAACACCATCAAAACACACAGGAGCCAAAATTGGAACAGCGGACAGAAGAATGGCACGCAGCACGTAGAGGCCGTATCACAGCATCGTCTGTGGGGGCGATCTTGGGCAATGCGCCATATGCCACGCGCGACGACGTGATGCGCCGCATGGTGCGGGAATGGGTCGGGGCAGAGCCAGAGTTCGAAGGCAACATCGCCACCGAATACGGCACGCGCAATGAGGTTGGGGCGCTTACTGAATACATGATGGAAACGGGAAACGCCGTTGAGGCTGTCGGGTTTATCACTTGCGAGGACTGGGCCGGATGCAGTCCAGATGGGCTGATTGGCGACGGTGGTGGTCTGGAAATCAAATGCCCGTTTGGCATGCGGAAAGATGAAGCACCGGCGTTTAAGTCGCTGGCAGATCAGCCGCACTATTACGACCAGATACAGTTTTCTATGTGGGTCACGGATCGGTCGTGGTGGCATTTCTATCAATGGTCGCCGCGCGGCACCGCGACGGAAAAGGTTATGAGGGATTATGCTTGGGCTGACGAAAGCTTGCCAAAGCTGCGCCAGTTTTACGCGGAATATTTGGCTGAACGAGAAGAACCTGCGATCCACTTGGAGCCAAAGCGCCCCATCATCGACACGCCAGAGGCGCACCGGATCGCAACTGAGTACGACCAAATCTGCGAAGCCATAGACCGGGCAGAGGAACGCAAGAAAGAATTGCTGGCCGACATGGTGCGGATCGCTGACAAAAAGAATGTGATTTTTGCTGGGCGCAAGCTGACCAAGATCGAAAAAGCTGGCGCTGTCTCATATGCCAAGGTCGTGAAGGCCTTAATTCCAAATGCAGACTTAGAGCCATATCGCGGCAAGCCGACCAGTTATTGGGTGGTCAAATGACACTGCGCCCATATCAGCAGGACGCGGCAGATGCGGCGCTGGAGTGGATGAAGCGCAGCGCGGCACCGTTCGTCATTGATGCGGCTACGGGCGCGGGAAAGTCACACATCATCGCCGAGATCGCCCGCGTGATCCACGGTATGACGGGAAAGCGCGTGCTATGCCTTGCGCCCAGTGCTGAGCTGGTGATGCAGAACCGCGAAAAGTTTCTGGCTACTGGAAACCGGGCCAGCACCTTCTCAGCCACCGCAGGCATGAAGGAATTGCGGCACCCTGTGGTGTTTGGCTCTCCGCTGACCGTCAAGAACAAGATCAGCCGCTTTCAAATGCAAGGGCCCAACGGTTATGCTTTGGTCATCATCGACGAGGCGCACGGCATCACGCCGACGGTGCGTGAGATCATCGCAGCGATGCGCGAAGGCAACCCAAACCTGCGCGTCTGTGGGCTGACGGCCACGCCTTACCGCCTTGGGTCTGGTTGGATTTTCCGCGAGCAGGACAACGGGCGCGTGAACGGCGAGGATACAGCACGTGATCCATACTTTGCAAAGTGCGTCTACAAAATAGATGCACGCGCGCTGATCGGCATGGGATATCTGACGCCGCCGGTGATCGGTGCTATCAACGCCAGCGGCTACGATACAAGCGGGCTTGCGCTCAACAGCCGTGGCCAGTTTGATGCTGATGCAGTGGACAGGGCCTATCACGGCCACGGTCGCAAAACGGCGGCGATTGTGGGCGATGTTGTGGCTCAGGCGGCCAACCGCAAAGGCGTTATGTTCTTCGCTGCCACGGTGAAACACGCGCACGAAATCATGGCCAGCCTGCCGCCAGAGCTTTCACAGATCGTCACCGGGGGGACACCGAAGGCCCAGCGCGACAGCATCCTAAAGCGATTTAAGGCGCAGCAGATCAAATATCTGGTGAACGTGTCGGTGTTGACCACGGGCTTCGATGCAAGCCACGTCGATCTGATTGCCATCCTTCGCAAGACCGAAAGCATCGGCCTTTTGCAGCAGATCATCGGGCGCGGGTTGCGCCTGCACGAAGGCAAGACGGATTGCTTGGTTTTGGACTACACTACCAACCTTGAGGACCATTGCCCGGATGGTGATCTGTTCGCGCCGGTGGTTAAGGCTGGTAAGGCTGGCGGGGTGGGCGGTGGCATAACTTGCCTCTGCCCCTCTTGCTCATATGAGAACACGTTCACAGCCAATCCGCAGTATTTGGATTACCAGCACGACGAGGCGGGTTATGCACTTGATCTTGACGGTCAACAGGTGATGTCGGACTTCGGGCCGATCCCAGTGCATTATGGGCGGCGCTGCATGGGTTTAGAGCGGGTTGGGCGGCGTGGTGAGTATCAGCGCTGCGGCTATCGGTGGACATTCAAAGAGTGCCCGCATTGCGGTGGGGATAACGACATCGCTGCTCGATACTGCAAGTCCTGCAAGGGCGAGATCGTTGACCCCAATGAGAAGCTGGTTGCAGACTTCAAGGCGCTGAAGCGTGACCCCACGAGATGGCAGACTGACCGCGTTGTCAGCATGTCGGCATTACCCAGCATCAGCCGCAGCGGCAACAAGACCCTGCGCGTCGAATGGGTAACGCCTTACAGACAATTCACGACTTGGGTGATGCCAGAGGCTAAGCATACTCGGGGCCAGTCCCAATGGAACGCCTTTGAGGCTGCTACGCAATGCGGGACGGTTGCGCCAAGGACCGTGACATATCGCAAAGACGTTGAGAGCGGGTTCTTTGATGTCTGCGCTTATAACCGCCCAGAGGACTTAGAGCCGGAAATGCCAAGCGTTGCGGAAATTGAGTGGGATCCATTTAGCGAGGCAGAACAACATGCGGCTCAGTGATTTTCAGGACATCGCTAAAGATGGCGTTCTGACATTTGGTGATCTGGAGTTTCGCGGCAAATGCCCGACAGAGGAGCAAGAACAGATCACGTTCTTCGGTCGGTTGCGGCGCCTGCATCCGGAAACATGGGGACGGTTGGCGTTGCATCCGCGCAATGAGGGCCTGCGGACTGGCGGCCAGTTTGGTGCAGTATCAAAGCACAAGGCTGAAGGCATGACGCCGGGAGCCTCGGACATCATCATCCCGGCGCGGGTGGCCTTTGTGTGTGAATTGAAGCGCCGTGATCCGACGCTGGGAAAATGGCAAGACGGTCAGAAAGAGTATCTCACGGCATCGGCCAAGGCTGGCGCGTTTGCCTGCGTCGCGCTGGGCTGTGATGCAGCGTGGCAAGCGTTTGAAGTTTGGCTGGTGGCCAATGACTTATCGTAATTTTCGCCCATAAAAAACTTCCAGTTCTGAGAGCCTGCCATCAATTGCCGCTTTGGCATCGGCATCTAGCCGAAGCTCTTTTCGCAGTTGCAGCATGTAACCTTTAAGTTCTTGAACACTAAATATTGTCGCTACTTTTTCTGCGTGCGTTGGCTCTTGCCCGCGTGCCGCAACACGCAGGCAATGCCATTCTGCTTCAGTCCTGTCTGG